AGTGCCTTCTGCTTCTTCCTTAGATATTTTAGGAATAATACCGCTACCTACAGGGCCAATTAAAGAACTTACACCTTTGTCTTCATCTTTTTTATCTGGCTCTGGTTTAGGTTTAATTTCTATTTTCTTTTCATCATCTACTTTTGGTTTTTCTTTAGGTTTTACTGGAGATGGTATCGTATCAACAGGGCCATCTTGTTTAGGAACGTCAACACTTTCTGGTGTTTCTGGTGCATCCTCTTGTGGAATTTGACCTAAAAATCTTAGTATAGCATCTATAATTCTTTTTGGTAAACCTTGCTCTATTGCGGCTTCATAATCTTTCATATCAATTTTGCCGTCTTTATTAATATCTAAAAATCCTAAACCAAAAGGTATATTCGAATCTTTTTCTGTCTCTGGTTTTGGTTCTACTGCACTTGGTAGTGTATCAACAGCACCCATTGGAGGTGTTCCTGCTTCTTTAGGTTGTAAACTTGTTATTCCAGAGTCATCTTGTGCAGGTGGAATAATACCACTACCGGCAGGGCCGGGTGGTGTTTGTCCTGTTATTTTAGGCTCTGGTTTCATCACTGGTTCTGGTGTTACATCTACAGCACCGAAAGGTGGTTGTGCTTGTGTGCTACCCTCAAATGTTTGTGTAGGTAATGGTGGTTCAGTCATGCCACTACCGGCAGGGCCTACAGTTTGACCAGTTAATATTTTTTTAGCAAGCTCTTGTCCTTCCTCTGTTTGAGCAATTTTTTCTGCTTCTTCTTGAACTTGTGGGTCATCTTCTGATTTGCCTAAAAGGTCAGCAGTAACTTTTACTATAGCTCTATATATTTCTGCAAAACTATATGGTTCTCCACCATCTTGATAACCAAGTGCCATCGGTAAAAAACCAGATGTCACTTTCATATTACTTTGTGGTATACCTGCTCTAACTTGTCCACCATTAGCGTAACCCTGTGGGTTTGTTTGCATAAAAAAGTTTAGGTGTTTAGTTTGTGGTAAAGTAGTTCTAAAGTTTCTAGTATCTGCGTATAGTCCAATAGATTTTTTCATATTAAAATGCTCCTGCAATGCCTGCACCTGCCATACCTAAACCTGCTAGCTGTTGAGCCATACTTGGGCCGGGTTGTTGAGAGTAACCAGTAACCATTTGTGCAGCCGGTACACCAGATAGTAAATTACCAAGTGTAGCAGCTTGCGTGTATGGGAACTGCTGTTGTCGTAAGAAGTCTTGATATGCAATATCCATACCTCTTTGCAATTGTTGTTGACCAAGTAAACCTGCATCACGAAGACCGGCTATACCCTGTTGTCCAAGTTGCATACCCTGTCCGGCAAGTGTACCAAATGCACCCGCACCAGATAATTGTTGTGCTTTCTGTGCTTGTGCTGCTCTTAGAGCTTGGTCATAATTTTGTTGTGCTAGTTGTGTTGCTGTTCTAGCTTGCTGTTGTTGTAAATTTCTTTCTTGTTCTGCTTGTTGCACACCAAATCTAGCACCACCAAAAGCACCGGAACGCACAGCAGAGTCAGATAATCTTTGTCCTGCAATATCAGACTGTCTTCTCATTTCATCTAACACATTACGGGTAACTGATTGGGTAAAAGGATTTTGATATTGTTCTATGTCAGATTGAGTTATTGGAGAAACAGCTTGTGATGTTAAACTTCTAGCTTGTGCTAAGTCTGGTCTGTATGCTTGTGCTTGCTCTACTGCTCTTTGTCTTGCATACTGTTGCTCGAAAGACAAAGGAGCAAGTCTTTGCCCACCATAGGGAACATAACCCACACTAGGGTCTGTTACCGCTCTTGCCTGTTGCGTTAATTGTTTATACGCATCCTCAAGAAATGGTGGTAATTCTCTTTTTTCTGTTGTTGTATATAATGGTGAACCAAAACACATTTTACTTGTACCTCCAAATGTTACCCATATCTTTAAATCCTAATCTTTTGTATAATGCAGGTGTATCGTTACCAGAGCTTATAGGTAATTGTATTGTTAAATCTCTAGTATTTGCATACTCCTTTAATTTTTTTAATAGTGCTCTAGCTGTCTTAAAGTTTCTATATTTTGGTAAAATATAAAACCATGTTTCAGCTAAAAACTTTTCATTGCTAAACCACCACTCTGATTCCATTGCACCTATACTACCTATGATTGCATTATCTTCATAAGCGTTACATATAAATCCATCATCAAAATGTTTTTGAATTGTTATTGCAACTCGTGTTATGTCAGCCTCCGGATAGATATCCGAAAATTCCTCCCTAAACACTAATAATAACTTTAGCGTGTCTTTTAATTCATCGTACTTTGGTCTTTTAACTTGGAACATTATTTTCAGCTTGATTCATAAATTGATAAAGTTTTTTTGCTCCTGCTTGTCTGCTACCATTTCCTATGCCACGCACTGCTCTTGCTGTTAAAACAAATTCTCCATCCGATAACATAGCAGGTATGTCATCCGATTTCTCTGTGCCCGGCCCTAAACTCATGCCGCCTTGTCGTAAATCCATCACTCCACCCTCTGCAACTTTAGGAATTAATTCGCTTTCAACTTGTAAATCCTCAAATCCTTCATAATTAGAAGGTGCTTTTGCTGTTTGCTTTAAAATCAATTCTTGTAATTCTTTGTCTGTTCTATCTGGGTACATTTCACGCATTTGCTTTAGCATTGCTTGTTGTTCTTCAAAAGCAATTGCAGGTAAACTAGCTGCTGCTGCTGATGCAACAGGCACTGCGGCTTTACCTAAACCAGATAACGCTTTACTACCACCTAAAAACTTACCACCAAGTCCTGCTGTTAAACCAGTTAACAAAGCAGAGCCGGGTTTTTGACCTTGTAACAATGCTCCTATACCACCACCAAGTGCAGGTGCTAAAAAAGATGAACCGGGAACAAGGATACTTGCAATACCGGAACCTGCTATAGGTGCTGCTATTTTTGCTATTTTTTTAAGTGATTTAAAAAGTCCCACTACTTACTCCTTTTTTTCTTTCTAATTGCTTCTTTGCCTTTTTTAAAAATATTTACAACTTGTGTTTTTCCCATTACTTTTGCTCTTTGTTCTGCGACTGTAAGAATTTGTATCTTCCTAGCAAATGGCTTATTAATTTTTTTAACTTTAGCAACAGTCTTCCTAGCATCAGTAGGAGTGCTAAACTTAATAGCCACAGTATCACGAGGATTTTCGTCAGTGTATAATCTCCTTCCACTACCCTTTGGTTTTTTTCCTGTACCAACTTTAGGGTCTGCCATCTTATGTCATCTCCAAAATAGATGCAACTAGGTGTATGTCACTACCAGTTGTCGTTGCTTTCAACACTTCTGATGATTTAAGAATTATTGGATTAGATGATGCAACACTATCGTCTGCTGTGTCCGTTCTCATATTACCCGTTGCTAATAATTCTTGTGAACTAGCTTTTTGTATAATTCTATTTATTTCTAAAGTAAATTCTACATTTGATGAATCAGTCACACTAAGTGTAATATCGTGGTCTGCGTTCTCATCTGTGTTGGTAACACGAATAGATTTTACTATAGATGTGCCAGTTGATGGTGCTGTGTAAATTGTAGTTTTACCTCGTAATTTTGCTTTAGCGTTTGTATATGTATTTGTAGACATTAATCACTCAATAAAAAATTAAATCTTTCCATAACAACTTTGTTTTCTTCAGCAGTATAACTTGTGTTTAAAGTTAACACTATTGTTTCTATTGCACGAACTAACTCGTTTTGTTGCTGTACGTTATATTCTTGCGATGGAGATGGTAATCTTACATTTGTTATTTTACTCATTATCTTTTCCCGTCTGGTTGAACTTCAAATCTTATTGTTCCAAGTCTCCAGTCCTCTCCTGTAGCGTCATTATTTATATCATTGAAGCCGTTGCTTTCAAGTCTTACTGCAACTTGTCTGCCTCTCGTTCTTGTATTTATTTTTGTGCTTGATGTAGAATAACGGAAAGGCCCTTTAGTTGTTTGAGTATCTGTCGGAAAGTATCTTGATTTTAAACTAATATTTACGTTTCCAACTTGACCTTTAAAATCTGGTATAAGTTTATTAATAAATAATATATCATCACCATCTCCAATATCAAAGTCACCACTCTCTATAAATGATGTCATTGTAGAGCCGTCATCATCTTTACCAGACTCATGTATCAACAAAGTTGAATTAGTCCCGTCATACTTAGTAGCATATGGTAATGGATAAGTTCCAGAGTCTACCCATGTGCTTCTATCTAAACTACCAGTGTACCATAGATTTTCTTGGTAATTCCATATTACATATTTATCTACTTGGTTGGATGCAGTAGAACAATAGAACCACCATACCTCACCAAATGCAGAATTAGAACCTGCAAACACTTGTTCGTATTGTGTAGAGTCAATTTCATCAAAAACAAAATCTTCTACTGTGCATGGTAATTTTCTAACTGTACCATCAAAAACAAAAAAGGCATCACTACCCATCCAATATGCTACACCATTGACATCTATAGCAGAGTGTGGACTTATAGCACCACAATTAGAACCTAGTTGTTGAAAACCAAATACAAATGGTGCTCCAATAAATGACATACCATGAGCAGAGGTATCTGTTAAAATTAATATTTGTCCTCTAGTTCTTATTGCAGTAACAATCTCACTACCACCAACGATACGTTGCGAACCAGAACTATTAGTTGCTGTAGGTGTCCAATCAGTTTCGTTATCTTGTGATGACCAACGAATAAACATTGGGTCTTGTGATGAGGTTTGTCCTATAGTTGTTTCTGTTCCAAAACATATTACATGTCTATCTGGATTTGATACCAACATAAATTTAGATTTAGTTGGTGCATTACTAACTTGTGCAGCAGTATTAGTTGCAGTTAAAACACCATCTGAAGTGTTCCAAATGAATAATTTATTATCAACATCTAATGCAAGAATATCTTCACCCCAGTTATCTATTGCCCAGTTACGAAGTGCTATAATTACCGAGCTTGATGTGTTGGGGGAATCCCAAGTTTGTGATGAGTTCCATGTTCCTGTTCCCCATCCATATCCAGATAAAGCTCTGTCCCTACCTGCTTGAATTTCATATTGTACTGTGCAATTACCCGTAGTTGATACAGCAGAAGAGGCGTTAGTGCCAACATCAATAGTATAAGTATTAAGGGTAGGTACTGACTGTATTTCATATTCTCCGTCTACTGTGGATGCTGCCACTCCTCCTATTGTTGCACTAGTTGATGATATAGTTACATAATCGCCTTCGCTTGCTCCGTGACTACTGTGAGTGACTGTAAATATTGATGAGCCATTAGTAGTTGTAAAACAAGAAGTTATATCTGCATCTAATCTTGTAGGTGTTGCATCAAAAAAAACACCCTCGTTGTAAATGTATAATTTTTTATTAGTGCCTAAAGCATCGTAGGCTGTACCATCTAAAGAGTTCCAAGCTAGTTGTGCTCTTGCTACACCAATAAATTCTGTGGTAGAAACTTTTTCCCAACCACCTATTTTTTCTGGAAAACCATAACGGAAACGAACTTTGTCTCCATCTATCCATCTTCCTTTGTTAGTTATATCCGTATTTTGTTTATCAAAACCCGGCCCAAACTGAATTTTATTATATGGCATTATTTACCTGTTGCTATGAAGAAGTTAACAACAGAGAAAGGTTGCATCAGTGCATTGCTAAAATCACTGCCAGAACCAATATTGCTACCACTTTGCATAGTTTCAAAACCTCCTGTTGCACCAAGACTTCTTGATGATAAACCAGAACCAGAACCAGAACCTATTGGTGTTCTACCTTGTAAGTCTGGTAAGTTAAATGTGCTTGAACCATCACCTGTTCCGTACGTTGTTCCAATTGCACTAAATAAAGCTGAATACGTTGAACGACTAACTGCTTGTGCGTTACATAATAAATATCTTTTTGTAGAGCCATCAGACTTAGTTGGTTCAGACGCAAAACCTGCCATAATAATACCACCTGTTGGAACTGTATCTGTAACATCTTTACCAGAACCAGAAAATAAATTACCGGTGATAGTAGAAGATGCTGTAACTGCTCCAGTTACATCTAGTGCCACTGAAGGACTACCATTTAAAATTCCAACTCTGTCGTTTCCACCATCAACAAAAATTGCGTTTGCA